GGGTATCATCAACGTGAGTAAGGAAACAGGAAATAGGTAGCCCTTTAGGGGCTTCGGATCCCACAGGAGCATTAGATAAAACAGGACTGCTAAACATAAACCACTTGCGACTAGCATAATCGTAAATCCTTTGTGCAAACTCCTGATCACCATAAGCGTAAGCCATTGAAGCTCTTGCTAAGGCATCTTGTGGATCTTCATCTGGTAAACAATAGTAGTCCTTAAGTAATGTTAAAGCTTGATCACTAAAGTCTTTGTTTCTTGTATAATCGATTTTGATATTCATATTATTATTGTTATCCTAGCAGAAGAAATATTGGGAGTCATTGATGTCGGTAATATTAAGATCACCAAGATCAGGTTGTTTATAAGTAAAAGTATCTTTGTGTTTCATAAGATTGTCTTGTAATACATTAAAGAAGTTCTCACAGTCATACTGCTTAATGAATTCTTCTTTAGTTATTTGTTGAAGCTTGTTTACATCGTTAGCATGAGTACTAAAGCTATCATGAACAGCACCGAAAGAACCACCGAAATGGGTAATAGTATTAGCCATATGAGAAGCATCATAACTATGGACCACATTAGGGCTAATGCCAGAAGCAAATGAACGTCTGCAAGGAACCTTTTCATTGGTGTCCCTGTTTCTGACGTCAACTTTAACCACATGGGAAATGGATTTACTATTGTTAACACCTTTGATAGTGCCTTGGTAACGTCTTTCATGTTGTAGATATACCTTGTATTTAACTGGAAAGCCTGATGGAGTAACCCATTCAATACCTTGTTCACCAGAGTTAAGTTCATGTTCAATAATCTTCTGCATATACTTAGTAGTCTTAAGAGGACCAGCACATACAGAGTTAATACCCTTAATAAGATTACCAGCTAATAAGTCAGTGTCTTCTTCAGTGATATTATACTTGTTAGTATAACCTTCAACGTGACAGTCATCATACATATTAGATTGGATCTTCTTCTTACCAGCAGAGTAAGCACGAGTCATTGAACCTCGTTTAGCAATACCCTTACGGATATGCTTCATAGGTATTTGTCTTTCATCAAACCAATCAGGCATTAACTCAATTAAAGCTTTAGCTACAGCTACATAGAAGTCTTTCTGTATAGGTGTAGGAGTGAGTGATACCAGAGTACCTGCTTGTTTATCCTTAGACATAGCTGCAAGATGTTGCCATCCGTTATTACTACCATCAATAGGAATAGGGAGACCAGACATATAAGGAACACCACTAAGTTTACTCAAGTGATACTCAGCAATCTCTACACAAGCTGCATAGTAAGAGATAGGCTTCTCTGCCTCAGGAAATAACTGAGACTGAAGACCAGCTAACCGAATAGTATCTAGGTTATACTCAACCCAGTTAACTCGGTCTTGTAGAGTCATCTTGTCTACTGAGATAGTATCGAGTTGTTCTTCTTCAAGGTATGATATGTAGTCTGTAGTGGTCCAAGTAAGTTCTTTAAGCTCTTCAATGGTATAAGATTGATTATAACAAGCAGCAGCATGGATATATAACCAACGTAAACCTTCTTCATTTAATTCTTTCTTATCACTAAATAGGTAAAGACCTCGTGCAAGATCACTACCTTGGAACTCCATAAAGGATTCTGCATAGTAGATACGACCACGATAATCACAAGAGACTTCCTGATAGAAAGGCATATCATAATCAGCGATTAGATCAGCCTTCTTAATTACTTGATCGAACTCAAACAGCTTAGACAAAGCTCGTTGTACTCTAGGATCTTTCTTACGAAGGAATTTAGTACCATCTAAGTGCCAGAACTGTTTCTTCACTGGTAGTTGATCATCTTCCCAGTGGATATTGTATTTGAATACTTCACCATGCTTATCTACTACTTCAAGAGTTTCAGTAACGAATTCATTACGATTCTTCTTGAGTACATTGAGAACATTCTTGTTGATATCCCAAGACTGTTGACGTAGGTTCTCAATAGCTTGAATGAATGGTGCATCTAAGTATTGCTTAAATAAATTTCTGTTGTTCCATCCTTTGATATATGGTTCTCTAGTAATAGGACTAATAAGACCACTGATCTTTTCAGGTTTAACAAAGACAGTTCCTTTAAGAATAGGTTTAATATTCAAGGGTTGATTAACAACAGATACTACATAAGGAGCTTTACGACCTTCATACTCACGGAAGATATCAATCAATCCGTCTTGTAAGAAAGTCTCTAGCATAAGATCACCAATACCTAGTGTAATACTAGGATCAGTTTCATCTTGATCTATTTGTCTACAGATATTAATACCTATCTGGATAGATACATTAGTTAACTTTACATAAGACTTTAGGTTACCACCCTTAGTTACTCTAGCAGGTGTAGAGCAATAGTTAAGGAGGATATCCCAAGACTCAGCAATAAATCTCTCTAGATTAGCTTCCCATTCAGGGTATGCCTTTAAAATCTTAGCACCCTTATTGTAAGCTTTATCAGAGTCTAGCACTACTCGGCTCACCTTTTCTGATAGATATGAGGAGGGATTCATTAGTTCCTTTCGGTTAAGCTATATCAAAGTCTAACAGAGTTGCCTCACCTAGGCGACCTGTCTCGGTATTGTACTTAGTAAAACCACAATCACCAGTCTGACCTGTGTGTCGTGATTTAAGAACTCTCAAACGAATAGTATTACGTTCATCGTCTGATGCTGCAATCATGTTACGAGCAAAGGCTACGATATCAAATGAAATTTGTTTGATAGAACCTGAACCTTTAATGTCATCAATGGTAGGTAAGTTACCTTCTTCAAAAGGCTTTTCACCTTTACGTAGGTGAGAGATAATACCTAACCAGATGTTGTGCTTCTTAGTAATCTTAAGCAAGTCACTCATGATAGAGTCAACTGCTTCATTACCTGTTTTACCTTTAGCACCTTCAGATACTGCAATAGTGATGTGATCAAGGATAAGATACTTACAACCCATCAAAGCTAGGTGTTCAATCTTATCAACAAGAGACTCATCACTTACAGAACCTTGGTGATCAAGTAGTACTAAGCGTTCATCACCGAACACTTGTTTGAATCCTGTATACTTATCTTCCTCAGAGATCTCATCTAGGTTAGCCTTGTTAAGAGACATACCAATAAACTTCTGAGCTGTATCACCAATAGATTCTTCGAGTGATACCATACCTACCATATCAGGAGTCTCTTTAAGAATCTCTAATACGATTTCCTTAATAACAGTAGACTTACCTGAACCAGTACCTGAAGTAAACAAAGTAATCTCACCCAATCGAATTCCTTTTAGCTTAGTATTTAAACCATCAAGACATTTAGGATAAGGTAAAGATACAGTGTTCTGTAGTTGTTTGAAATGATCCCAGATAGAATCACCTCGTAGCACTCCTACAGGTGAAAACTCTTTAGCATCAAACAAACACTTCATAAGCATATCACCACCATGCTTAATAAGAACTTCACAAGGATCTTTCTCTGGTAGACTAGCAACTTTTACCTTATCGAATCCTATAATTTTAGCACATTTTTGAGTTGCTTGCTGACCAACTTCATCGTTATCCAGCATAAGGATTACTGACTCGAACCCACGAATCCACTCTCGTTGTTCAAGGATTAGGTTAACTGCTGATGCACTAGGCATAGCTACTACAGGGAAGAACTTATTATACTTAGAGTACTGTGCTTGTGATACAGCCATAGCATCTAGTTCACCTTCAGTAATAACTAAAGTCTTAGAACCTTGAGCCATGTTCTGACCGAATAGTTCTGTATCTTTAAAGTCACCATGAATAACAAACTGTTTAGGTAGCTTACGTTCTTTATAAGCTACAATAGAACCCTTCTTAGTGTAAGGGTAGAAGTGAGAAGCAATAGTACCATCTTCAGCGTAAGAAACCTTAACACCGAAGTGGCTAGCTACTACCTTAGTGATACCTCGTTCTTGAAAACCTCTTGTATCGTAGTCTTGAATCTCTGGAATTGTATGCATATCGTATGAGTAATCTTCTTTAATGTAGGTTGGGTTAATAGGAGAGGACTTACAGCAACTGAAACAGTAACCGAAGTCATCACCATCTTTGTAGCTAAATGCATCTGATGAATCGCACTTAGGGCAGTTAGTATGATACCATCTACTCATGTTTTTCTTTCTTTGTTCTTACAAAAGCTCTTCTAATCTTTGCTTGGAGTTGTTTCTTTTTCTTTTGAGACCAGCTCAAAGTGTTCTTGGTATGCTTGTCTAATTCTTCGACGATGTTCTTCACTTACCTTCTCCTTAGAAATAAACTTAATAGCTCCTATATTACCATTTAAATAAGCTCTTTTTTCAGGAGCATATTCAGTATGTAATACGTTAGCATACCATTGTAATTCTACTTCAGCATTAACTACTCCAGCTCTAGTCTGGTAAATACCTATCATCTCAAATGTAAAAAATTCTTTACCATATTTCTTAATAGCAGCTTTAATATTAGCGCTACTTGTTAGGTACTTACGCCAAGGACCTTCTTTCTGTTTACGCTTCTTACCGAAGTTTATGTGGAAGAACTTTCTTCCGATGTAAAGTCTTCGTTCATCTGGGTGGTTACATCTGACGATGTAGACGAATCCACAGTAGTCTGCAACGTTGAAGTCATCTCCTGACCATTGCCAGTGTCCTGTATCCATTTAAAATCTTCCTCTAGCTCTTCATAAGTCATTGGTCTTAGTGCTTCTATTGATCTACGAATGTAGATATTGTTAGCACACTTAGTGAATGGTTCTTTCCATTCATCTCGTGGATGTTTCTCTGACCATATCTTAATGACAGTATCCCAGAGTTGTTCAATAGAAACATGATCTAATAGCTTATCAGCAGTCTTAGGTCCTAGCTTATGGATACCTCTGATGTTATCTGTAGCATCTCCTGTAAGGAATTGCTTCATAGTAAAGCGATAAGCATCTTCATCGGTAATTAATTTAAGAGCACAAGTACGATAGTTATAGTTAAGACCAGCAATCTGTTGTAAGTCTTTATCAATACAACATACTACATAGTCATCACCAACAGACCTAGCTTCTTGAGCTGCGATATGAACATAGTCATCTGCTTCTCCGTTGTGAGACAGAATAGCAGAGTCATTAGCATACTCATACAACATCTTAATACGCTCCTTAACATCCTCATCTAGACCATCTTTACGATGACCTTTATAATCAGGATCTACTAAGTACCTGAAGTTATCAGGACCTTTAAGGAAGATTAAACCCTTAGTAGCATCTGTGTTATCCATAATCTCTTTAATCTTATCTTCATAAGCTTTCTTACAGAGTCCTGGAGACTTGTTTACAAATGCTACTGTATAGATAATACTATCAGCATCAATTAGAGCTAACATTAATGAACCTCCGCATAGTTCTTTCCAATCTTACCTTCGCCACCCATACAGGTGACACCAAACCACTTAGGAGCTTCACTAAAAGCTTCTACACAAATGTCTCTTACAGCTTCGGCATCATCGTCCTTGCATACCCAAGCCATCTCATCATGATAATGTATAATGGGGTAGGCATGTATCCCTGCTTCCCTGATCTTGTCTCTTGCGTAGACCATAGCTGCTTTACAGGTAATGCCTTCAGTAGTCTGAAGAAGATAATTAAGAGTTTGATGTTCAGAACCAACAAAGATAATCCTACCATCAAGACCACGAATATTAGCGTTCTCACTACCAAACCTATTAGCAGTGCTGTTATACTGAGCATTGAGTTTATCCTTGAGAGTGGATAATCCAGGGATTGAAGCTTTAAACTTTTCATCTGCTTGTTGTCCAACTTTTGTGTCTCTCTTTCCAGTTAATATTAATCCAATCTTACCAGCACCAGCACCGAACAGATAAGCATACAGAAAAGGTTTAGCAGTCTTTCTTGACACACCAAGAACATCTGCATTACGCTGATGTACATCTCCGTTAATAACTTCATTAGTAAAATCCTCATTGCCAATATAGTGGCATAAGCCTCTCATCTGATTACCAGCTGAGTCAGCACCAACAATAGAAGTTCCTTCTTCACAAGTTAATAGTGAACGAAGTTCTTCTCCATAAGCAGAGCCTACTGAAGGTAAGTTAGCAATTACTTCATGACGACATCTGAATGTAGGAGTACCTACAGTCCACATCTTACCATGTAATCTACCATCACCTTCTTCTACTTGTTTAATCCATCCTTCTACTACAGACTTACGATTACGAATAGATAAATATTCAGAGAGCATAAGACCATCTTCACCTAAAGGTTCTAATGAAGATTCAGTTAGCTTGGGAGACTTGTTAACAAACTTCCCATTGATACGTTCAACGTTCCATTCATCAGGAACCCAACCAAGACTATATAGATAGTCCTTAACAATCTCTAGTGAACCTAAAGAAGCTTGAGCAAATTCAACACGACAATAGTTACCTTCAATAGGTCTATCTTCTTTACCTCGTTCTACTTCAATACCAAAGTACTTAGCAGTAGTGACTGCATAGCAACCATCCTTACGCCACTTAGGTTCTTTGAACTCATCAGGCTTATCAAGCTTAAGAGTCCTCATACCTATCTTAGGCTCCATAGTCTCTTCGATTAAAGTCATACGACTACCAATCTCATTAGCTACTTCATATGCTTTCTCTAAGTTAAATTTCCAACCTCGATTACGAATCTCAGCTTCAATTAAAGAGAATTGCATTTCAACCTCAAGACCTTTAATGAAGGCAGGATTTACTTTAGCAATCTTCATAGCATCTTCAGATAACTTTTTGTATACCTTAACATTAAGCATTACATCTCGAATACAATACTCAAGCATCTCTTTACTGTAACCTGAGAAATCATTGTATTCTAACTTAGGGTAGTTAAAGAAAGAACCCCATCCATCTAAGCCATGCTTATGTTTACGTTTGTATTGAGTTACTTGAGACATTACCCATGTATCCCATAGCTTTACTGTAGGAGCAGGCTCCCATCCAGTTAACTGTTTGAGTACAGGTAAATCATAACCACAGATATTATGACCAGCTAATACTGTAGCCTGACTAAGGAATTTTAAACCCTCCTGTAAAGAAGGGTAATCCGAATCATAGTCAGAGAAAATAAATTGTTCTTCAGTGTCTGGGTTAATACATACCATACACCATATCATAGATACATCAGGTTGGAAACCATTGGTTTCAATATCAAATACTAACTTCATTGGGTTTATCCTCTGTATATCCCGCAAGGTCCTTAAGCCTAGTAAACAGAAGTGTTATCTGTTCATCGTTCAGCTTGCCGTAGGGTTCTAGTAATCGTTTATTAAATCCATCAATCAACCAGTAAGAATCAGTTGACCGATGGAATTGGTAATACACTTTGTTACCGCTTGGTTTGTAACACTGTTTGTACAGTGAGTTCATTAGGTCCGTCTCCAAAGATAAAACCAAACTTAGAGGCATAGTCATTCTCCATGACTCTAGCTTCTACTTCACTAGGGTTAAACATATAGCCATCATTCCACGCACTACCTTCGTAGCTAGGATTAGATAAACCAGAGTTCTTACCGATATATCCTTTAGTAGAAGGAGCTTTACGTTCAGTAAGGAATTGAGCTGCGTGAGTAAACTCATGACAGATAGTCTCAATTAACTTAACAGAAACATATTTAGTTTC